CTTGTAATAACATTCATTGCCTCTAAAATTTTCAATTCGCGTTGGATTGTTCGTTTATTTAATCCCGTTCCTTTTTTCCATTGTGACAAACTGATGGCGTCCATTTTCTTTTGAAATCCATACGTTTTGCGAAGAAGAAATATAATCATTCGCAACTGTGATCCACTAAACGGGAATTTGGCAATTGCTTCCATTAGTTCGTTTGCAATCCTAGTATAGCCATTTTCTAATTGCGGATTTGCCACATTACCATCCCCCCTTGTTTGAATACTTTGATCTAAGCTCATGGATGATCGGGATTGCTACGTTCCATGCTTCTATGGCGCACTCAGCGGGATTCTTAACAACCTCGCTTCCCGAAAATCGCAGAATCTTATAACCTCTCTTCACTAATTCGCGCTCTCTCCTCTTGTCTCTCGCCACTTGTTGTTTGGTTTTTTCGTGCCAATCGTGGCCGTCTAGTTCGATTGCAACCTTGGGGACTTCGTCACCAATTTTGTACAAATTCTTTCCATCCTTCGCGTTTAGACTTGTCTCCATAAAGTGCATGTATAAATCGACTTCAAAATCAATATAGTAATTGCCGACTTTCCTTTGTGGAAAAAGTGGGATTTTAAGTGGGGAATTAGAACATAGAAGCTGCCATTCGACATAGAATAATTGCTCAATAGGGGAGGTTATTCCATAAGTCTCAAAATCGTTGCAGACATTCCGTTCCCACTCCTCCGCGACGTTTGCAGAAGCACTTTGAATTTTAGCAATTACATTGTCTGCGTACATTTCTTCCCTTTCAAACATTTCAAACAGATATTATTATGCCCCCCTGTGCCGTCTCGGAACTGCTGCTGAAATTCCTTTATCAGTTTCGGCTTCTTGCAAACTCTACACCTTCTCCACTTAACAGTCCTCGGTCTTGGAAGGCGGCTCTTGAGTAAGTAACTACTTGTTGAGTAAGCAAAGATGTCGTGAGCCATATTTAAAAATCCTCAAGTATTCTTTGGCCAATTGTCTTAACTTCTCTGTGTAAAGTTCTGGATAATTATGAACTGCCGTATGACAGATGCGGCATAAAGGAACGGCGTTTTCGTCATTTCCCCGCCGAGTGTGAACGTTGTCATGTAAGTGGTGAGGGTCTGAACCCGGAAATCCACATAGGGCGCATGGTTGCTCTCTCAGCCACTTTAAATATTTTAGGTTCTTGATCTTTTTCATAAAGAGGCAGGGAGCCGGGGAGGCGGAAGCTAACCCTACCTCCCCAAGAGGCCTGAGCCTCAACTCCCATCAAGTTCCGGTTCTTCGCTCGGCATTTTTTGACGCCAATAAACTGCGTGCCGTGTCCCAATGTCTCATGGCGATCTGATAACGAATTTTTGCGTCTAAAGCCTCTTGCTTCATTCGCGCTAAATCAATTCTGAAATCTTCCCACTCTTTAGAAGTGCGAGCCTTTCTCTCTTTCTCTGCGTTCGTGCTTCCCTCTGCTTTATCAGTCAGATAAGCGAGATAGTCATTTTTCCGATCTTCAGTTGAATCAGATAAGCCTTGCTTTGCCGCCCATTCAGGCCCGAATTTCGCGGCCTCAACGTCGTATTTAACAAGGCGATCTTCCAAATCTTGCGGGGAAAAATCCATATTGCTCCTTAGAAAGGTATATCATCTATAAATTCATGTTCTGGTGGAGCGCCCTCATCATTCGGAACGAGTTGCTCTTTGTTGGATGATTTTAAATCTTTGAGTTGAACAGCGTTTACCATCTCAAGTTGCGCAGTTGTTAGTACCGCCTTGAAAAGGACTGCATATCGTGTATCGTCTTTGGTTGAGCCTGTGCGCTTGATCTTGTAAACACAATCAAGCCCGTATTCTTCCTTGGCGTCCAGAATCATGTCCCGCATTGGCGCCCCGCCTTGAAATATCTTGGCAACCATCTTTCCGGTTTCGTCTTTTGTGATGAAGTTAATCCTAAACCTAAAACTCAATCCTTTCATCCATGCGGGGTATTCGTTTCGATCTCCATATCGCTGATAGAACGTCCGGGGCTGTCCCCTAAACACGCCCTCAACTGATTTACCATCTTTGATCTTGATAAAAAGACCCCCACCACCTTCTTTTTTTGCTTTCTCCATGTCATTCCATCCACTCATACGACCTCCTTTTCTTCGAATTCTTCTGTGTCCACACCCTGCCAAAACTTTAAAAAATCCACCTTTTCTTTTAATCTGTTTACGATCTCGTCAAAATTCGGAAATTCTACCTTGATTTCTTCGATCACCTTCAAGTTAAGCTCGGTCATTTTCTTTCCCGTGACACACCGGCCTAAAGTCCGGTTCCATTGCGCAACTTTCCCCTTGATCTTATCGTCAAATTCTTTTTGATCTTTGTACCCGTAAAGTTTTGTTAGATAATTGGAGTAAGCGATTTTCCAGTTGGCCGAAAATCGGTTGTCGCTGAAAACGACTTCCTTTTCGATAGGCGGGAGTTCATCCGACTTTAAAAAGTTGGTCATTGTCACTATGTCTTTTTTGTACTCTTCTTCCACGAGTGATGGATTGAATACCGGCAGTTCCAACATTCGTAAATCGTCCTTGGAGATATAGACAATATGGGCTTCATGCAGATTCTTGCATTTGAGATAGTGATAGGCTTGCAAGGTGTGTTGTTTATTCGCGCCGCTTGATTCATACTTCTCAAACATGAACCCTGAACAACTCTTGATTTCCAACACGATGGTTTTTAGCCCCTCTGGATAAGTGGTTGAAAGATACTCAATGATTTTTCGGGTCGCTCGGCCAAAGAACTCAGGCAGTTCAAGCAATTCAATTTCTCTTTTAGCCTTTTCCCAGTCTGGCTTGCCCCCCGCGAGAAAGTCCAGCTTCCCCGTAACTTCCAAAAGCCCCGAATATTGAAAAGACAACCAGGTTTGCTCTGCTAATAGGATTCCCGCTCGTCTCAAGACCATCTTCACAATCCATTCCATCATGTTCCCGGCCTCAAACTTGCGGAGCGATCTAGCGTTAGGCGGGTTAGTTGGCGGCGTTCCTTTCATTTTGAGATAGCGGTCAACATAAGCCCCGCCAAGCTCTGAGGCCCACATTCTATTTCGGGCCTTCATTTCTTTTTCAACCCGGCTTTCTAAACTTTCATTCCAAATTTTGTAGAATGTCCATGATACTGGTTGATTATTCATTTGCCGTCTCGCTTTCTGGCACATTCACGGCGATCGTCGTTGTGAACGTAGCCTTCACCGTCCTGCGAGACTGTGTATTCATGACCTTCATCTGGGTCTTTCGGGATTTGCTTTCTAATAGGCTTGATCTCCACTGTGTACTTCTGCCCATCGGCGGGATCGGTGATCTCACTAATAATTGAATCTGTTGTGAATTGCGTCTTTTCCCAGTGTAGTTCAGGTGTTGCTTTGCGAATTTTGGCTAAATTCCAGCAAGCGTGAGTTTCCTTACTCGTAAATCGACTTTCCAAATCTTTGAAAACCTCTTGTAAAAAAGTATTCATAAAACCCCCTGCCCTTGACATTCAGCCCTTAATTGATAGACTGATTATCAAGATTTGATTTGCCTCGGTACATCCGAGGCCGGGCGTGAGAATCCTGACCTGATTCTTGCGCCCTTTTTATTCCCTCCAGAATCACCCTCAATCCCTCCGCAAACGCCTTGAGATAATCTGCCGCGATCTCAAGGTGAGGCTTCGGGCCTTGCAAAATGCCTACTGCAACTAGACGTTTCATGGTTTCACCTCCTTTGCTTCAAATTCTTCGTTAATAAATTTCATTAAATTTTCGGCAATAAATTGAATTTTTGCTGATAAAGTTATAATCGCTACTTCACTAAATTTATTGTTTAGTGCTGTTCCAACAGCATCAATCAATTCTTTTGCAATCGAGTTTAATATTTCTTTTTCATCTAATGTCACGTTTCCCCCCGCCGCTAGTTGCGATTAATTGTTTTTCGCTTCGTCTCGCAGTTTCTTACACTCCGCACAAAGCAAGACTATTCCTACCTCTGCGCGGTACGTAGCTATCAATTCATCTTTCGGAAAATCCTCGCAGCAATCGTCACATTCGGCTGTGTCGGGTTCGGTGTCCCTTTCTCGCGGTGACATTGTTTCTTGCTCCCCAATGACTCTGTTGCCTAAAAGGATCATAAATCCCCCTCTCTTACTCGATGTTTTTCCCTTCGTTTTGCTAAATTGTTAGCCTTCCACCCTGAACAATTATTAACTTCGGGTGATGTCTCTGGCGTGGTGTGTAGAATATTTTTTGCTTGAGCAAGCGATTCTGTTTGCTTTGATAACCATGTGCTCTCGGTGCCAAGTGAAATTTCCATCTGCCCTGAAATACACTTGCAGTGTTTTCGATCACCCTGTTTGAAATCGCCGGACTTAGTTCGTGGGAGATGTGCCAGCACTGATGGGTCTGCCAGTTGATGTCGTAGATTTGAAAGAGGGCGTGCCGCTTCCGCTTTATTCGCCGTTCTATCGGCCCGAAACGCAGGGCTGTTAGCTCTTGACCTACTCTTAGGGCTTGGATTAATTGAAGCATGGTTCACCTCCCACGCCCCTTTTAAATGCAAATCCCGCCCCTTCAAAAGCAAATCGGTTTTTTTGATAGATTGATTTTTAAATGGTTTCTGTGGTAGACAATCAGACGCGATATATCTTATACGACCTTGATTATATGCCAGAAAAGCCCTATTAACATCCAAACACGGCCCGGACGCGCAAACGGTGACATCCGGCAAAGGAATTTCCGCCTGCGACTTACTGCCGAGCCATGTTTGGATATTGCCGGATGTCATATACTCACCTCCTAAATCTTGTTGTCAAATAATGCAAGCAAATAATATTTCATACGCCCTACTTTTTTATGAGAGGGTAAGGGGAGGTTGCCCTCCCCCGCCCCTTGCGAGGCCCCTCAAATTATCAATCAATAATAATCTTATACGTATCATCATCTAGCCAATTACCCTCCCACGTGCTATCGGATGGCCACAGCTCCTCACAATCGTGTAGTGCGCTGGCCTTGTCGTCGTACCGCATACCCTCTTGCGGGTAATTGCCGCCGGAGTCAATCAGATACCACCCACGCTCATCTTGCTCTGCCCTGATTGTCATCATTGTTTTTTTCATTGTATATTTCATATTCCCTTTCTTAAGCACTTTTTTTCGCGTTCTCTTTTATTTTTTCCCAGTTCCACCGCATGTCGGGGGCAACCCCATCAAGGGGTAATGATAATGTATGACCATTTTTGGTGATCCAGGCCTCAATCCGCAGGTATCCGCTGGCCTCACTTGCCATATAATCTATATGTCCGATGTTATAGTCGCCACTTAGTACGTCCCGCAATTCTGCTACGCCTTTTCGGTCTGCGGGTAGGACTGTTGCAAGATCAATTGTTGTAATGTCTATTTTTTTCATTTTCCCTCTCCTCACGGTTTTTCGAGTCCGTGACTCGTTGCGCGTCATGCGCCCTGCTATTTAATTTTCAATTTCTATCATCATTATATATCTTGCGCAAGATATGTCAATAATTATTTTATATGATTTTCACTTTTTTTATCGTCTTTAGGTGTTGCAGATATATCCTTGGTTTTTAAACGTTTTTTGAGTTCTCTGGTTTCGACTGCCAGTTTGGCAATTTCTGATCTACGCTCTGGTGAGAGTTTTGAGGCTCTCAATCTGGCCATTGCTTGTGCGTGTGGATTTTTTTTATTTTTAGATTTCATTCTAATATATTGACATCTTGCGCAGGATATGTCAACATTATTTTAGATTGATAATAAGAAGGCAAGTAAAAAGCGAATTTATGCTTTATATAAGTTTAATCATTATGGTGTTTCTAACTGGTTGTGGTGGTACACGATGGGAAACCCTGCCAATTGGCATTAAAATTGAGGATGAAATGCTTGTTGATTCAACAAAACTTGCGGTCAAAGAATTAAATGAAGCCCTTGGTGATGTATTCTACATCGGAGGAAAACAAATTATGATTGAATGTGGCGGTCTTTCTGATTCTGATAATGAACACGGTCATGCTGAATACGAAGGATTTGATACAATTAATTCTTGTGATATTAGGATAGATTGCGCCTTTTCACAAGTGAGCCATCTGATTGAACATGAATTATTCCATTGTCTTGGATTTGATGAAAATGATCATGTTGATAATTCAGAGTGTGTTTTCAATCTACCTGTTGGACAAATTATTTGTCCTGAAATGATTGACCTATTTAATAGCGAATATTGAGGGGTATTTGATTATCTACACGGCTCCATCTGAGTCTTTACCTGTTGTAGGCATGTAAGAATATCTGACATATTAGCGTCGTATTTCCTTAACTCTTCCCCCTCGCATTTATTCGGTGCACAGTTCACTTCTCTTAATCCGTTCGTGAGAATATCGTCTGCACAAGCGGGCATCACGCATTTGAAATTATTTGCTGTTGCTGGGGAGATGACCGGAGCGCAGGCGATTAAGTTCATCACGAGATAGCTTGTCATTAAGGATGGCATCAGTAACATGATGGCCCTCCTGTTCTGCCTTTTCAGCTTCGACAATAGATAGGCGTACTTTTGATTGGTGTTGTAAGACTTCTGCATTTAAAGCCTTTTCTTGTTTTAGAGCCTCATCAGTTCCCCGACCTTTAAAGTACCAAGTGACTGCAACCGCCACAGCTCCGAGAAACGACAAGGCCGCTAGGATAATTTGAATCATGCCCTGCTTTTTGCATTGAGGCTCAACCCACAGAAAATCAGCAGGCCGTCAAAGATATATCCCTCGATCACTGGATCACCGATCCCATAAGCCTTGAGCGCTGAAATGACGGCCATGCCGATAAATCCTAAGATTGACCGTGCACCTTTTAGCTTATTGATTAGAGGAATCGCATCGAAAGCACCGGCCAGAAAATCAAATATCTGAGCAATTAAACTTTGCATGTATTCTCCTTTCATCGTTTCTTACCGCCCCATTCCTTCAAGTGTGAGCCAAGGATTTCAAGTGATTCGTTGCTTAAACTCTTCGGCACGTAGGCAGGCGCGGACTTGCCAGACTTTTTTGCGGCATACGCTGCGCCGAATAAACCAGCTTGACGCTTGCTTACGATAGGAGTGTGCCTACGTGCTTTCTTTCCTGACTTCTTACAACATGCTCCGGGCATATTATTCTCCTTCTGGAAGCCACCAGCACCACTGTCTTATTTCTTCTTCTTTTTTGATTTCTTCTTCAAGGATGCCTCCTTTCTTATTTTCGCCATAAGGCGGGTCGGGGGTCTCGACACTCTCCGACTTTCCAATCGTAGATATAGATATGTCCTTTGATGAGGGATTTGATACTGCATGCGACGTAGCCGAAGATTGAGCCTTTGAATTCCGGTTCTTTGACTTCATGGCATTGATAGTCATAATCCCCGTACACTTTCTGCCATCTACATTTTATTTTGGGTTCGCTCATGCAGGCCACCTGTAACCTAAAACTTTCTGAATGGAGAACCATGCCACACTGACAGTGTTCCCTTGATTGCCGCCAAGAATGGCAATGACATCGTCGGGCTTCCGACCCATATAAAAACCAACATGTCCCTGATGCAGATCGCCACGGGACATAATAACGACACACCCATAGGCCGGAACCTTGATTTCCTTGCCCCACGATAACCATGATCTCGCTTGCGCCGATCCGGTTCCTATTTGACCGGCCTTCATCATGCACCAATTCACGTAAGACGAGCACCAAGCGATCTCGTCGTCAGCCGCTTTCAATGTCGTGGTCTTATGGTATTCCAAGATGCGTGGATTGTTGTTTGACCCCGGAATCTCTGCCTGCCCGAGTTCCGTTTTTGCCATCGCAAGCCAAAGTGGCTCAAATTGTTCGATCACTTCAATCATGTCACCGCCCTTAATAATGCGTCGCGTCGCGCAATTAACCCGTGATAAAAACCGATCAATTCCCCGAGCGCAATTTCACCTTTCATATATTTTTCTTTAGTCGTGCAATCTAAACAGGTTTCGGCCACTTCAACCAGTCGCCTCTCTTCGATTTCATCCTCATTGCGAGGTGGATTCCAATTAGCATCAGAAGGTTTGAGTGTCATTTGCCCATCATTTCCTTTTTGAATCCGTTTCTGTCCATATCCTCGCTGGCCTTCTCAAAGACGCTTTTCTTGGCCGTTGCGTAGGCCCCTTTTTGAAACATCTTTTTCAAGTCCGGCGGAAGTTCGTCCGCGTTCATCACCACTTCTTCGCTCTTGTATTTGCTCTCTTTCCCTTCGCCTTCATTCCACGACCGATTGAATATGTATTTCCCATCGTCGGTCTGCCTGATTGAAACTGATACTTTGTCATCCATACTCCCTCTTATTGGTTGTGATATGTCATTCATGCTTGGCCTCCTGCCTCTATGATCTGATCAAGGACTTTCTCCGAGACGATCTTCTTTTTATAGAGATCGCTGATGTATTCAAATTTCTGCTCCGGCGTCATGGGCGCGATCTTCTTCAAGATGAATTGCGTGCGTGCGCCGTTCTCTACGCCAAGCTGCTTAATCTGTGTTTCAATCCAGCTCACGCCTTTCTGTTTGTCCTCAAGCATTTCAAGCGCTTTATCGAAAACCGGCTCGTCGGCCTGCAGTAGTTTCTCGAAACGCGCTGACTTTTCTTCCGGCTTGAGCGTGTCAATCCCTTCGATGAAATCCTTGGCCTTCTGAAATACGATAGTCCGCTCGTCGGCCTGTTCTGTGACTGCGGCTTGTATTTCCTTCTCGTCGGCCTGCTGATTGACAACGCCGGACCTGAAAAATCTCTTTGCCGCCGGATATTTCACATAAGCGGGCCTGCCCTTCTCCGGCTTGCCTACTGTAAATTGAGTAAGCCCGCCGCCAGTAAGTGAGCCGACCAGTTGCTCAAGTTTAAGCGGGGATAATCCACCCTTCTTTTTACCTGCCTCGTCTGTGGTCGTGAATAGATCGCCGACCTTTTTGAATATCTCCGGCGTTGTTCCTTTTGATTGCAGATAAGGCGAAGCGTTTTTGAGACGTTCCGGCACGACGTTCTGATGGAAAAACATATTGCGATTTGTCGCGTATTCTACCGGTGCTTTGAGTATCGGGTTCATAGAGCCGATCACGCTTTCCGTGCGCTCCTGCATATTCTCGCCGCTGATGTTGATAGGCGATATGTTTTCAAAGAAATCGACCGCGTATTTGCCAAGCGCTGCAGCATCTTTCTTGTGTGCAAATTCAACTGACGCCTCGATTAAATTTGCAAATAACTGCGCTGTCTCTCTTTTCGGTATGCGGTAGTAATCGCGTATCTTCCGCCCTTCGTCGTCCTCAAAGTATTTCGGCTGACCGTTTTCTTCGTAGCGCGGAATCATCCAATAGCGTTTGCGTTCTTCGTCCGGCACTTCGTAGTAGTCCTTCATGTTCTCATCTGAAAAATTCTGCATGGCTAAAGCAAGCGTCGGAAGTCCGACTACTGTGGCAAGGCGGGCCCACGCCGTCGTTGCTTCCTTGCGTCCTGTCCGTCCTGCTAATCGTGCGAAGTCCGAAGCGGCACCTTGCACGCGAGCGTTTAAAAACATGAATAACAAGTTGCCCTGCTTGGTGAGATTGCCGTGGCGTGCGAAATCAGGACTGCCGGAAAAGTTGCGCACTTCCGTCACGATCTCTGCGAGTTTCTCTCGCGCCTGTTCCGGCGTCATTTTGTCCAGTCCCTCGATGCGCATACCGCGTTTGAAGCCAAGTAGCTTTGTCGTTTCCTCGACGGCATTTGAGAATTTAGCGACGTTATCGAGTATCACGGTTTTCGGTGTTTTAAGGAATCTGGCCCCGCGTTCGCCCCAAGTTTTCTTGCCCTTGATATTCAGCGTTTCTTTGAACGCGCTCGGTGTTAGCTCGCGCTGAATTGTGGAGTTCGCCGCGCCGCTTTTCAGGAAATCCATGTAGAGTTTATTCGGCTTGCCGAAGTTTCCGGTCATGGAGCTATAAAGCGAATATATCCAGTCGGACGGGAATCGAATCAAGTCGGACGGTTTCTTAATGCCATACTTCGAGATCAGAGCTTGGCGCGGTAGATCGGCAAACCATAGGTTGACGACCTGAAATCCTGCGTTTGCTCCGGTCGCACCCCACCTGAACGGCTGCGCTGCCAATGCGGCGGCTTTGCTCATAATACCTGCTTGCGTCTTGTTCAATCCCTCAATGGCCTTCGCAACTTCCTTGTTGACGGCCATGTATTTCTTCTCGCCGTTCTCAAGGTAAGCGACTTTCTCGAATCCCTGCGCTGGCGCTTCGCCTTCTTCGAGCACCTTGATTGCCTCACCGTTCTTATCGACTGCGGCGACCTTGCCAAGTTCCTGCATTTTCAGGTTCTTCTCGGCGAGTATGCGCGACTTCACGATGTTTTCCGCGCTGGCCTGCAGCATATTGCCAAGTTTGAAATCCTCGGATGATATGCCGGTGATCTTCTTCGTCAGGTCTTGTGTTGTGGCGATTTTCTTGCCGGTGCCTGCTATCCCCTCGAAGTCCTCCATGTATTTCATCACCTTGAACGGCGCGTAAAAGTCGTTGCTCTCTTTTATCGCCTTGTAGAGTTCCTCGCTCATGCGGCCGGAATCGACCTGCAATCGCAGGGCTTTGTCCATCTGCGATTGATATGCCTTCGCTTGCTTCTCTACGAGCTTGTAGTTTTCGGCTCCGAGTTTCCGGCGTAAGCCGTCCAAGCCCGCACGGGTTTCGTCAAGCGTCCAGTTCGCCACCTTCTTCGCCTCTGGGTCGGTGCGCAACCGGCTCTCCGTGCGTTTCAAGAAAAGATACTTTTGGAAATCGTCTGCAATCCTGCTGATCGGGTCTATGACTGACTTCTGAAATTCAATCACGTCTGCTTGCGTCTTGCCTGCCGCGCCTGCAATCTGCTCGAATTTTCGGCCTAGCTCAAGCGCTGGCTTCTTTATGCCCGCCTGCGCATACACGTCGCGTTCAAGATGCGTGAGCGGTGCGTATTCGGAAGTTAGCTCCGTCTGCGCCTTGCGGAAAAAGTCGCGTGTCCGCTCCTTTGTAAAAAACCCCGCTTTCTCTGCAGGGCTGAAAACCCTCTCGGCTTTATCAAGCGCCGCTTGCTCTTTCGGTAAGGGCCTACCTTGCGGCTTGAATCGCTCGCGTTCTAAAAGTGTTTTCGCGCCGGGAAACATCTCGATAGCAGTCGCGCCCTTTTCGGATTTCAGCGTTTTGAAAAAACTGCCAAGCACGCGGTCGATAGTTCCGGCCTTCGTCTTTCCCTTCGCACTCTGGAAAAAGACTTTATCACCTTGTTTGAATTCGGTTATCTGTGTGCCCTTCCGATAGTCCACTACGGCGTCACGCATCTGGCGTGTTGCAACTTCGCGTGTAAGGTCGCCGTTCATGTAGGCGTTGGTTATTTCGGCATACTTCTGACCGTCATATTTCGTATTGTCTAAGAATTTGGCAATATCTGCCTCGGCGAAACCGCCAAGTTTCTGCGCGTCCGCGACAAGACCGAATTGCGTCTCAAGGAATTTGGGTGTGTGTGGAATTTCTTTTACAGGAACGCGACCATTTTCCGCCAAATTCCCAGCGGGTTCTTGTCGAACGCCTCCAAAAAACCCGGCTTCCGCGCCAACTCGGCCTTCCGGCGTTGCAGGCGGCACCAACCGTTCTGGTTCCAGAGGTACTCGAACGCCTCCGATTCCTTCTGGCTCACCTGTCTGTACTCTTGATGCTCGACCGACTTCACGTAGTACATTACCGACCCCCTCAACTACTTTTGCCAATTCGGCTTCTTTACCCATATTATAGCTTGTTTCAGTCTGCGCTGGCAATGCCCTTTTCCAAGGCTGGGCAAAGAATGGGTCGGTAGGGGCTGCCGGTGCGATTGTAGGCCCGGAAGGGCCTCCACTTAAATCAGCGGGCAATCTGATTGCCGGAGCAGGCGCGGGTCTGACGTATCGCCGCACCGGCTCGACGTAAGGTTCGGCTGCCATTGTGGCTGCTTGCGGTGGCGTGCCTTCTGCTTCCCGCCCGAAAAGATACTCACGCTCAATCTGGGCTTTCTGATCTAGGACCCCTTCGCGAATCGCCTGCTCTTTGGCGGCCGCACGTGCTTCGATTGCCGCTGGCGCACCCGCCCTGCTTTCTGCTATCGTCTGCCCTATCTTCTCGATGAATGGATGTTGTGCGCCTTCGCTTGGCCCCATAGCGCCCAGCCCGCCCAGAGTCACGCCGGAGCTTACTATGTCTGAAACGTCGCCGCCTTCTGCAGCCGCTTGTGCGGAGCCATAAGCGCCGGTGCTTGCAACGCGGGTCGGCATATTGTAGCCGCTTACACCGTGCAGGGCTTTGCCAAACATGACGCCTTTAAGAAATGCTTCGCCTGCCGCTGCTGGTCCTTGATCTGCCGCCGAGAGCGCGTCCATAGCGCCCATGCCAACCGGCCCAGCGGCACCGCCAAGCGTGTATTTTGCAATCGCGCCCGGCGCGGCACCCACACCTTCGTAAATCTTTGCCATTGTCGGGCTATAAGCAGCCATGCGCGGCGGTTCCTTCGGCGCGACTGCCTCTGCTTGACCGCTCATGTAGTTCCCAATTTGGGAATAAATATCTTCGGCGCCCTGTGTGGCTGGGTTTATGCGTGCGTTCACGCCCGCCACTTTGCCAAGTAGCCCGCTGACATTCGCGCCAGTATGCCATAGATCGGCGAAGCTCGATAAGACACCCTTGCCAAGCGCCTCGCCTGTATCGGATAGTCCTGTGCCGAGATCGGTTGCAGCGCGACGTATCAAGCCGGGCTTGGGTGGCGGTTCGGTTTCTGCAAGGTAAGCGTCTGGGTCGAATTCCGCAAGGTAAGCGTCGGGATTGAAACCCGTCTCTTTCTCTTTAAGGTATTCATCGGGATTGAAACCCATTATATTATAACCCCTGTAATTTCATAATTCTTGCTGCACGAGGATCGTTCGGATTCGCCTTCGCCCATGCGACCGCTTGGCTGTTTTTAGAAGGCGCTGACGCTGCGGGGGCTGGCGCTGGCGCTGGCGCACCTGCCGGTTTTACGCCAAGTGCGACGCCAAGTTGCGCCATTTTGTCGCCGCCTTTATTGCCCGGCGTGCCCACATAACTTTTCAAAGTATCTTTAAAAATCGGGTCTGCAACTATCAATTCGGGATTCGCTCGATATTTTATGCGAGTTTCTTCATCTACATTCGCCATCGTTGTCATGGCCGCATTTTTCCGCTGTGGTGTTTTGAATATATTTGCTGCGCCGGGCCCATTAGGGGTGCCTACCCTGCCTAACTTCTCGGTGCGTGCTATATTATAGGGGTTAGCCTGTCGAAGTTCCTCTGCCTTCTCCATTTTTTTTACATCATAATCCCACTGTTCCTCACGTTTTTTTCCTTCGCGTTTTGTTTCGTAGCTGCGTTTCGACGATTCGAGCATCGCATCGCCGATGGCTTCAAATGCCGCGCCTAACCCTTCACCTATGCCCATATATCCTCCTATTGCTTAACCCACCTGTGATTTCGCCATATATAGGTTGTTCCACCCCAATTCATTGTTTGCCCTTCCTGTGGGGTTGCTCTTTCCCCTACTTGTAGGGGTGCAGTTGACGGCCCTGCGCCACCGTATTGCTCTCCAACCGTACTGTACATATCTTCGTTGCCGTAACCTTCAAGGTTAAGATAATCGATTTCCCGTTGACGAACCGCATCTTCCGCTTGAGCACGTGCGGTGTACTCGTCAATCGCGTGGCCTTCCGCCTCTGCCTTTGCGACAAGTTGTGCTTTGTATATATCCACATTAGACGCGTGATTTTGAGTTGAGTAGTCAAGACCCGCACCGATCAGATTTACATCTGCTGCTTTGTTCTGCAACGCGGTTGTCACTCCAAGCTTGCTTTCTTCGGTGCCGGTCGTGCCGTATAGCTGGCTTAAGTTAGTTCCCATCGTGCCGGCTGCTTGTGCGCCAGCAAGCCCTTGCTCCTGCGCCCATTGCTGTGATGCAACATATTCCTTCTCACGCGCTTGCTGAACTCCACTTGTCGCTTGACCGATCTGAGTAAGGTAATCGGTCGCTAATTGCTCCGTGCCTCTATATCCTTCTGAATCGTTGATCGTCCCGCCAAGCGCTTGATCGCCCCGCATTTGCTCATGTGCTAGCCCGTAGGCTTTCTCCATCGGTTTGAGTGTATTTGCTAATTCTGTATTCCAATAATCTGCGGATAGCGTGACTGGCTTCGCCGTCCAGTTCGTGAGTTTGTTAAGCGTGGTATCCGTCGCGCCCTTCACGTTGCCCGGCAGATAGTCGTTCAGCCCTTTAGCTGTATAGGATATTGGCGCTGCGTTGAGAGCTTCGCCTAGCTTCTCGTTAATATCAACGGTGCCTGCTTTAGCTGTCGGTGTGGGGGGTTGAGCTCCTTGTACTGCATTGAAATTCTGCCAAGGCTTTGCGCTTGCCAAGCTTCTGAAAGATGATGTTATGCTCATTGTCGCTCCTTACCGCCAGTTCAATTTCGGACTGGTTTTTATTGGCATGCCTGTCAACTTATACGGCATGCCGAGATCGCCGGTGGACACGTCCGGCGCGTTAAATTCAGGTAGATTCGCGTTGATGCGCGGTTGTGGTTGTTTATTAACTGCCGTGCCAATATCGGCCCACGGGTCTTTCGTCATACTGCCCATTTTCGATTTTTTATCAAATCCGCCACTATCCGACCCTGCCGATGCGTTTATCGCCATGCTGCCGATTGAAGTAACGCCCGCAATTATAGCCGGAACTAACGCTTCAATTCCTGTGCCTGCTGAAATCATAGTTCCCTCCTAGTACGCCCGTCGTTTTGATAAATCCGGCATTGCCCCCGTATTGTAAGGCATTGCTAGCGTGCCTGCGATTGGTGCAGTATATTGCGGTAGCGGGCGATTCACGATTGGCGGACGGGCAACTGCACTGCCGATATTCGAGTATACATCCTGCGCCATAGCCTTCTGCGCTGCGCTCCGATTCGGCCCCTTCTGATATTTCGCTTCATTTGCTGCGTTCGCTTGGTCTGCCGTCATTGCCGCTGTAAGCCCTGCACCTGCCGCTTGAAGCACCCCGCCAAGCACATCTTTAGTCGTCAAGCCCACCTTATCCAGTTGTTTCTCAAGTCCCGTTCCCGCTGATAGCATAGCCACCTCCTATAAATAATGAAGTACCGCTTCGTTAATCCATTCATCGTTTTCCATAAACTCGTGCGGATCAATATGCCCAAGAACGAACCCAAACTTTTTGAGAATTTCGATCAGCCGAGTATCTGTCTCTCTCACTCGTGCAACGATCTTATGCACGCCCCGTTCTTTCAGAAACCTGATGCCTTCTTGCATCGCAGTAAGCGCCTTGCCTTGCTTCTGATGTTCTTCCGTCACCATCACGCCGACAACTGCGGTCGTGCTCGTGCGCATTGTAAACCGCACGAATCCGATGACTTCCTGATCGTCCAGAATCATGCCAACATTACAGCCGCAAATCTGCTCGATGTTCTGAAAGTCATGCAGCTTGGGCAGTGAATTGAACGTCCTGAAAGCGTTTCGATAGCAAGGGTCGTAAAACCAGTCGTACATAATCTTCGCGTGCTGATCAGGTTCGTATGGTGTCAATTTAATCATTAAAACACCTGTGCTGGTAAAAAAGGAACGTAGGTCACTCGTACCTCTCCCTGATACCAGTAGTTATAGGCATTTCCTGCATCGCAATCGATCTGAGTCATGATAAGAACTCCCATGTACTGTATTTCCGACCAATTTAATCCCCATGCCGGATGATCCGTATCATTTGTAACATCCTGCCATCCACTCCATATAACCCCTGTGGTTCCGTTCGTTATGGTCCCGAGTGATACTAGTGTTCCCCCAAGATTCGATTTCCAGTATGGAGCTAGCCACGATTCAATCCAACCCGTTCCGCCGCCTGTGAATAATGCGTCGTATTTAACTCGAATTTCCACTTTTGTAATCGCACCGAGATACGTTCCGGCACTGTTTGTCTGGTCGCCAAGTTCCCACATCGTCCATGTCTCTGTGGGGGCGGCTGTGATAGAGGCATACGTCGTATCATTCCCATCGTAGTAATTCGCGGCGTTCGTGATGACACCGTGCGTCGATTCAACATGATTTGTATAATACGTAACCGTCGTGGTTGTAGTTCCACACGCTGGCGCAGATATGAATGTGCTGAATAAAGCAATGACCGATAACAATAATAGTTTCAGGCTTTTCATATTTAAATTCCTTGAATTAACTCGCGTTAAGTTCATAAATGACCCATACCTGAAGAAACAACGCTCCTGTAGTTGCTGGAAGTTCTACCACCACGATATTGCCAGCCTCTATGTCCTTCGTTATAGCTCCTGATTCCTTTTCTTTCTCCCCTGCTCCCGTAGCTACTGTAGCAATCGCTGCATCTGCTGTAATCGGATCGGTAAACTCTTCAAAATTAACTGAGTAAGCTCGATTGGCATCTAGTTTAATGCCGCAATTTGTCACGGTGATTCCGAACGGCGCCCACCCTGCTTCCACTGGTAGAATCGGGATATGGGCGATCTGTGCTTTCACATATTCAGGCAGGATAATTGTTTTAGAAAACATGAGCGGCTGCCCATACATATGACCATCTGCAATGTTGCCTATAGCCGCCGTGACCGTGCCCGTTGCTCCATCCACGCTAAACTTCTCTGTTATCCCTCCGTCGCTGTACATCTTCAAATCATTACCGTCCCAAATGTGAACGTCCGCCCCGTCCATGATCAGGTTGCCGGTCATAGTGTCGCCGGTCACGTCGAGTGCGTTTGTATGCGGGTTCAGCGCGGCGACGTGAGCTGATAGCTCAGTGTAGATATTGTCAAATTCCGTATCGTCGTTGTCCGCGCTAATCACTCCGCCAGTCACACGGTCGTAGATGCGCGAGAGGGTCGCGCCTGCAATCAGCCCGAAGCCCGCTACGACTGCAATTGCCAGTGTGCCTGCCAAGAATCTTTTGAATCTGCTCATGTATTTCTCCTATACTTTTCCAATTCGCCTGAATATACCGTCCACTTGCTCCTGCACTCGATCCACTTCGCGCCGCACTTCGTCTTTGGTCGCAACTTTATCGTGCCGCTCTCGGCAATCGCCGGAGAAATTGACAAATTCCCCACGCAATCCTTTGATTTCGTCCTTCATTGAACCGACGATAATGCCAAACGTGATGTTGCTAATCACCACCACGCCCGCGATTGCCGCTTCTAGAATCAGGCCGTCTGCCATATCGAAGTCCTTTTCACGCGTTGTTATTATCCAAAAAAAACGCAGGCATACCGCCAGTCCACGCGCTCTGTAATGCCCGCGCAGGAGCGGTAGCAGGTAATGCCCCCGTTGTGACCGCAAAATCGGCAAATCCCACTGGCTCGATAACTGGACTAGTGTCAATGTCCAGATTGCCCGGCCAGCTCGTAGGCAATATTCCGATCCGTCCAGCGGTAGCTGACAAACATTGGCAACCCGCAGTCGTGCCGGTGGCGTTCACTGCGACGGCAATAAAATAAAGGGTATTTGCTGATAACGTAATATTTAACGCTGTGCCAGCAGCTCCCCACGCTTGCGCCGCAGTTGTAAAGGCCAGTTCCGCCGTCAGGCGGGCGCTATCCGAATCTCGATAGATTGCGACCCTATAAACATTCGTGGTCACGCCAACCCCGAAAAACCTGATCTTATTCACAACCAAATCAGCGTTCAATTTCAGATAAGCGCATCGAGCAATAGATGTGGAAATATTGGTCGGAGTTGCGTTTAGCGGATTATGCAGCATTTGTCTTAATGCCAAGCCGGGATTTCCATCGCCCATATTTCCCGCGATCTTTCCCCACCAAGTAGGGTTTGAACCAGCAGGAGTCGCGCCGATTATATTGCCGCCGGATCGCTGTAGATATTGACCGTCATTCACCGCGCCCATCGTTAAAAGTGCTGCGCCGCTTTCTCTCAGTCCCCTGATGTCTGGAGAAGCCGCTGACCCTCCGATTTGGCCCGCAAAAGCAACAACATCGGCATCTGAAATTTTCGTATTCAGATTCGCAAGTGTGTCGGCGTTGTGTTGCGCCCCGGCAAGATTATGTGCCGTCGGTGTCCGTGCATCAGTTAATCGGGAATCTCCTTCTTTTATGGCGTTACTACCATTGATCGAAAAATTTGCAGATGATGTTCCTGTATCGGTGTTTTGAGTATGATCCAAAGAATTTGAATGATCTAATGAATTACTGTGGTCTAAACTATTACTGTGCTTTTTGCTGACTGCATCTGCTAAATTTATTTCTGTCTGCGCATAGGTATCAAGTGTGGATTTATTACTATGTGAATGGTCAAGGGAATCGGAGTGGTCTAAAGAATTGCTATGGTCAAGAGCGTTGCTATGATGAGGATTGGGCAAATTGTCGTGATCTGATTGTTTGAAAGTCGATGTCCCTGCATCAAGTTGTGCTAATGCTATGACCCCATCTTCATTCGGATCATACACAGCTTTGGTCATATCGCCAGAACCACCACCCTCACCTCCCATCGCTATAAACTCAGCGCCTTTTTTTACGTAAGTCTTGCCTGTTTCTGTTACAAAGACAATCAACCCCTCCGGCCATATTGTGTCTTTATCTGACTCAGTAGGCACAACTAGACTATGCAATTCAGCTGTTATTATCATATTTTATAACCTCTACAATTCCGTATATCGTGTCCAGATTTCAAACAAGCACGTAACTGTGCCCGGATTTGCCGTTGCCGTTGCCGATTGACCGATGAAATTCAGATACAACTGCAATGCCGCTGCTACGTATCGCCCGTGTTGATCGGTCGGAAAATAAACTGCGACATGATCCATCGCCGCATTGCCGTGCACGTCTGCCGCCGCTACGATAGCTCCGGTTGAAATCATCACATCTATATCAGTGGCATCTGCGAGATCAGCGTCCGCATTAACTGCCGTACCGACGGCATACGCGATTGTCTTAGCGCCACCTGCCGTTCCTGCCGGCGCTGCGTTCTTAATGAAAAACCCGTGCAAGATGCAATTTGCAGGAATAGGAGAGAGCGCAACGCCAGTACCGACATACGTGGCGTTGGCAATCACGTTCACCGTCTGATTGATAATTTCTTTCCGCCAAACTGACCCCATAATTCTCGTAACGTTGCCCATTAGTCCCTCCCATTTCCAACTGCCGTAACGACACAAGTTCCGCTTGTGGACGCAGTTGTGACTTTCCAGCGATACGCCGATGCAATAGTGCCAACGATCAACTTCGTTGTGCTTTCGTTGGCTGCGGTAGTCGTGTGCGTAATGCCCGTATCGTCCCAATTTGTACCGTCATTCGTCTGCTGTAACTTCACTGCTGGCTGCACACCTACGAGATCGGCAAATACAAGTTGAAAAGAGACGTTCACATAATCGCGCAAGTAGAATTCTTCCGACAAATTTGTCACATTATCCGTGTCGAATGGAATCGCCGTCTGACATTCGCTATAACCCGAAAACTGTCTATCCATGATGTTCCTCCTTGGTTGTGCATAACAAAAAGGGGCTCGCTCGGAGCCCCTCTATATTCTGCACAAAAGCTAATTACAGTTTCGCTCTCAGATACTCAATCATGATGCCGTGCAGGATAACCACGTCTGCTCCGGGGGCAAGACCGCCGGACGATGTATCCAACTCACATAGAATATGCAACATCTTGGCCGGGTCAAGCGTGGCGGAATCAATCAAACCCGCTTCTGTTTTCTGGATGGCATAAGCCACACCTTCGCACGGATCATCGGCAATCGCCGTATCAAGTGCGGTTGCTGCTGCGGCAAGTGCTTCACCGAACGCAAACTGAGCGTATAGAATCTTCCAGAGTGCGCTTTCTGCGACATCGACGGAATCCGTTGACCAGACCGCGCTGATCTTCACCGGTGCTTCCGTTGATAGATTAAACGGAATGTCGGTCAGCCAGTGATAATCCTCGCCGTCCGCACCCGGCTGAACCCCTCCGAATCCAAGTGCATTTACATCAGTCACTACTGGCGTGCCTGCGCCAAGTGTGATCTGCACCTGTGCCTCTGCGCCCGCAGGCCCGACTGCTATCGACGGTACGCACGGCAAAAACACCCTCACCCACTCTGCTACGTCTCCGCGATTAACGTGCGGAAAATCTCCTCCTGATCGCATAACTGCTCCTTTCTTGGTTGCCCAATAAAAAAGGCAGCAAACGCCGCCCTTCAAGTTGCAAAATAAAATCTCCTATTCCGTCAACTTTTTTTCTATCTCATCGTATGCTTCTTTGCTCACCGGCAGGATCGTGCCCTGTTTCATCTGCACCATGTAATGCACCTCGCCCGCAATCGTCTCTTCGTAAGAGTGCGAAATCTCGTCGAGGTCCATGATGATCTTGTGATTCTCGCCCTTCGCGTCCTTCGAACTGCCGTGTTTCGCTTTCAGAAACCGTGCCATGTTCTCCTCCTAGCAACCTGTTGGCCTGCACTCGTTACTATACGGTATGATAGGCATATTGATGCGCAGCATCTTGCTCGCGGTATTATCGGTCGCAGCCGTTACGTTGTAGATACCGAACCACATGCGGCCCCCACTTGTTACAGGTTCCACAAAATTCGTATCCGCATTTACTCCACCGAAATATGGTTTCGGATAATACCCGTCCATTGCCGCGGAGCTCCATCCGGACTTATATGAAAAAAATGATCCGCTATAATCTGTCGCCGCGGTAGTATCTAATAAACCCCAGATCAGGCGACCCGCGTAAACCGTCATGCTTGCCAGAAGACTTGATGAAGTACTGCCGCCCCATAATGCCTTACTTCGGTATCCCCCCCATACGCCGCAATAGGGAAGGATCTTTGCTGCTGTGCTGTCAGTAGCGGCTGTCGTGTTGTATGTACTGACAAACAACACCCCGTAATGCGATAACAGGCCGTGGTAATACCCTAGATTATCCGCGTTCGCACATGGAGAGATACTCGCTTTATTCGTTACTGACCATGCCGCCCCCGAATACCATACAAGCTTGCTCCCCGTCGCGTCGGTCGCTGCGGTTGTGTTGTAGGTGCCTGCCGCAATCCAGTTGACCATGGCCTTCGCTGTCGATGAGTAATACGGGTAAATACACATAACGAGAGCTTGATCGTTTGCGTGCGCTCCCATCGTGGCTTTTGTGATCGTCGTCCATGCCATTGTTGAGAGCGTGCAGACGAGCAGCTTCATCGCCGTCGCGTCGGTCGCAGCCGTCGTGTTGTAAGTCGAGATATAGAGAATCCCGCTGCGCTCTACGGCATTTCCGACAACCGCTAGGCCCAAATCCGCATTTACTCCGCCCATCGTTGATTTTAGCACGCGAGTCCATGACGTTCCGTTTGTCGTGTACGCCACGGTCGCTGCGGTGCCATCGGTCGCCGCGGTCACGTTGTAGGTGCCAACCCATAACTTTCCGTCGCTCGTGACGGCAAGTGGCGTGACGTAGGAGTCTGCATTTACGAATCCGATGGTCGCCTTCGTGATCGTTGACCACGTTCCCGCGGCGATGTCGTAAACGATGAGCTTTGCCCCGGTGCTATCGGTCGCCGCGGTCGCGTTGTAGGTTCCGCGATATATCTTGTCTTGGAAAATAATGCCTCTGCAATATCCCTGAAACACATCCGCGCTGACGCCGCCCATGTCTGACTTGAAATAGGTCTGCACGTCCGGATCGCGAAATAACGTGTCCTGCAACGTTGACCATTTGGTCATGGCGATTGACGGTATATGCCCTTGGTCCGGGCTAATCGTGTTCTCGACGCTCGCCCCAAGGCTCATACCATCGGCGGTGCCGCCGTCTATGTCGGGGGTATCAAGATCATAGTTGTTGCGCGTCTTGGGTGAGAATCGGGTCTCGTACCAGTTCGTGCCGTCATATTTAAGAGAAATTTTTGTAACTGCTGTGGCGGTTGTTTTGATGAGCGTATCGTCGGCCAGCACTACGTTCGTCGGCCAAACAAACGTGCGCCCGCCCGCGCCGTCCTGCGCGAGCACAAGCGTAAGCTCCTGCCCTTCCCGCCCGTTCTTGATCGTGGAGCTGGTGACGTTCGCGGTGAGCGTCATTTTAAACATGGAGCAGATTTCGGCATCGAATTCGGGTGTCGCGCTGAAACTTTTACTATCCAGCCCGCCTGCCATGCGTAGACTCATGGCAAGCCGCTGCAAATAAGAGCGTAATTCAGGGTCTATATTCGACGGCGGTTCGTCTATAACTATCGGTAAAGACATGGCCTCTTTCCCAAAATCCTTGCTGGCATTTCCATCTTGTATAACTGAAACGTCTCGCCGAGACGGTTATTGCCAAGTTGTATTTGCAAATGCTGACCTGTGTAGTTCAGTTTATCCAGTGCGGCATATACAACGCTTCTAGCCGAGCCGTAAGTTGATGAGCCATATATGCCAGTCCCGTAAATCGAAGCAGCTGCGTTCATAAGAAGTTGATCTGCTATACCGCCACTCGTTTGAAATCCCCATTTCAGGTAGAAATCGAGATTATAGTTGCCGACTGATAAGGCGTAAGGCACCGGCGGCTTGCATCTGATTGTTTTTGTGAAGTCAACAACCTTGCTGTTCCAGTATGCGTTAATTGCGGCGGTGTTATAATTCAAAGCTGTGCGTGACCATCGAAACGCATTGCCAACGTACCCGCCGGATATGATTGTCGGCACACTTGATTCAGTTCTTACGAGAATCGAACCCGCCGCTTGCGGTTGCATCGGCCACCAAGCGCCAGTATCGAGATCAAGCACCCATAACTGATTATTCGACGTGCTTCCACCGGTGGGGATTTGCAATAAGTACCATCGGTTGATCGAGTCATAAGCTGCACACGCTCGATGCTGCCACACTCGATTGATCGAGTCGCTCTTGGCCGGGTCCCATAGATTCTTGATATTCTCGCTTAGCAAGTATGGATTAGCAGAACCATCAAAGCCATACACGCCGGATTGACCAAGGCCGATCAGTGCTTTGACCAACTTGCCTTCGATCTTCACATCGCAAACTTGCAGAGTGGCTTGCGCAACGCAACCGACGGACAGAAAGTCCTGATCGTGCTGAAAGCTCGTGCCGCCCTGATGCGTAACTCGATCTCCACCCTCTTTTGTGAATAGATAGAGCACTCGATCAAGTGCTCCACAAGCCGAGCCACCGGCTATCTCGCCCGACCGGACCATCCAGTAGTTAGTCCAGCCTGCTTCTGGCGCGCCCGGATCGCTATGATAAAAGCGGTTCGGATAGGCGGCGGTGTTCCCGATCACATTGAAGTTACCCCACTTGCAACCGCACTTACCGGCAGGCGCACTAGCAAGGTTCGCGCAAACATTCGCATCGTCTTTTTTAAACGGCGGATCGCGCATATCCGATACACCGATGAATAGTCCGCCAAACGTCCAGCCGTAAACTTGTGCGCCACCTGTAACCGTAGCTGTACCTGTCACAGGGTCCCAAGTTGTCGCGCCGCTGTTCCATTTGCAAATCGTATCGTCAATCACAGCCAGCAGATAAGTATTGCTGCCGCCTTCCACTTGATAATCAAACAGCCCGCGAAAGATACTTGTCGCACCAACCGGAGCTGCGTTCATTACCAGATTGCCAAACATCTTTTGCAACGGCTGATTCGGCCCTTTACAAAACACGTCTAGGCAGAGAGGTGATTGATTCTGTTCCAAGTTCATGCCTGAATCCGTGTTCACATAACCGCCGGAAAAATCCTTCAGTTCAAACGGCGGGTCCATCCACGGATACGGCCCTTTCGTGTCTTGTTCGTAACTCATTATTCAGTTGATAGCTCCGAAACATCGTCAAGATTATCCGTCTCGCTCATGTGATCTGTAGCCGCACGCCCCGGATAAATTATATCGTCACCTACCCAAGTTTCAATCAGTTCGAGTTGATCGAGCCCTCTGTTGTATTTCTCTTCTGATATGCTGGCTTGCGCAAGATCGTAGTTCTTGCGGTAGCCGTCGGCTTTGAGTGCTTCGAGAAAGTAAGGAATTGTGAATTCCGGTAGGTCCGGGATGTCCTCGGCAAGCTCCATATCGAACGGTGCACGATAGAAGGGATAGCGAATTGTATCGGTGCAAGCGGCCTTCGGCCAGAATCCGACTTTTGGATATTGGCAGCGTGCTTTGCCGCGTGGAATGACTGCAAGTGTAACTGCACCTGCGGTGGCCGTGAGAAAGCTACTCAACGCCGTTTCGCATCTGCAATTGTAAATCTCAGTAAATAACTTGCTGCCGGGAACGAGCGTACTGGAATTGGTGGGGTTTAGCGTAAGCTCTTCGTAATCTTCGTACCCGCCGACTTTACCGCGAAACAGCACCTTCTTGCTGCGATCGTCAACGTGATCTACGTTTGTCTTGATTGATACAACCGACGCTGCCGCTGGTTGCCCCTGTACCTCCGAGAGCCCCCAGAAATAAGCTGCTCTTGGCTGGCCCGTCTGTGTTTCGTCTGGATCGTGTTGCAGCACCCATTCACGCGAACGCATGTGAATCTTCGGTGCGCCGTTTGTCGCGTTGATAAACTTGATCGGCAGTAGAAGGTTCACGTCACTGCGGAGATAATAATCTCGTGTGCCGGAAACAAGCGCAAACGATCCTTCGTCTTTCGCAAATTCATGTGATTTATTGTAAACTTCGCGTATGCGATTGTAAGTGTATTGAATGACTTGCGAGGCAATAAGCGAGCCATCATCGCATTCGCGTTGCAAGAAAGACAAGATATTCGTGAGGTTCCAGATCATAAGTTTAAGCAAGCGTTAGGCGGGGATTGCTCCCCGCCCTAGCCTGTTCCTCAAGAGGGTAGTTGAGGGTTGAAAACCTATAAAAACTTCACAAGCACTGTATCCGCCGCGTTATCATCTGCTGCTGCTGCGACACCAATCGCGTGTGTCGTTGTGTCCAGTTCCATCTCCTGCAACTCTGCATCGGATGGTGCGGTCGCAATTGCTGGATCAACTAAGTAACTATCACACACACCGTCCGTTACAGGATCACAGACCACAAGATTACCGGCGACAATATCATCGTCGCCGTTCGTCCTGACCGTTGCAAAGTCGCCCCGCACTGGCTCCTGTATGAGCATCCAGTACGTACTGCCTACGATTGACTCTGGGACAGGAACGTCTAGTTCAGGTGCAATGCCCGCAAATGAGCACGCACCACCAGTTAGCGACTCTGCCAGAAGATTTGTCACAACATTTTCCGCTGAGAAATACAACACAGCATACGATGCGATAACGTTGGCAAGACAGGCCGTATGCACTTGCACCAGTCGATACAGCAACCCTTCGACTTCATACTTCGAGCCCAGCAACGCCATTCGCTCCGGCTGATTCTCTATCAACGCAAATTGTGAAGGTTTAAACGGCGTTGCTGCGGAATATCCGCCTGATTTCATGCTAACTCCTTTCTCATGGTGTATTTTCTATAAAAACTTCACCATTACTGTGTCTGCCGTATTGTCGTCGTCCACAATCGCAACGCCGATAGCATCCAGCGTGCAGTTCAATTGCATTGTCTGCAACTCGCCATCTGTCGGAGCGCCCGCTGCGGCTGGATCAACTAAGTAACTATCACACACACCATCGGCATCTGCGATCACAAGATCGCCAACGACAATATCGTCGTCCCCGTTTGTGTTGATCAGCGTCATGTCACCTCTTATCGGCTCCTGCATCAGCATGTAGTATGTGCTGCCTGCCAGCGATTGCGGCACCGGTACGTCAAGCGTCCATGCAATGCCCGCAAACGAAGATGGGAGTGCAGTGAGCGATTCACTTGAATCGTTTGTCACGACGTTCGGCGCGGTGTAATACAAGACTGCGTTCGACGGAATCACACCGCCGATGCAAAGCGTATGCACCTTGACGAACCGATACGTGAATTGCTCGATTTCGAACTTCTCGCCTAGCAGTGCCATCCGTTCCGGTTGATCTTCGCTTTTGCAAAACTGCGTGGGCCTGAACGGTGCCCCTGATGAATATCCACCTGGTTTCATATTACTGCTCCTTTCTTACGCTGTTTTAAATCCGAAACATACGCCGTGACACTTCGCCACATCGTACGCCAGCACCGCGCGGGTCTTGACCTTGCTGATATTGACGTCCTGATCGGCCGTCTCAATCCACTTGCCCATTGCGAAGTTGGCTTTCTTTTCGACATACAGTCCGAAATGCGACGTGTTGATGAAATAGACACGCCCCGCGGCTGCCGTTCCCATGTTCGTGTGATCGTCCGGGAAAACCGGCACGACGCCCTTAATGACAAAGTTCGGGAACATCGTGCTCGCCGTCTCGTCACTGCGTTTGTGACGGTCGTTGGAATCAAGCATACCTTCCCAACCGTCCCAAAGGTCCCACTGCGCGACGACCAAATCCGGCCAGCGTTTCGTGCGCTTCGTGGGGTTTTCCTTGCTCTTGCCTTTCGGCGTGTTGCGCACGCAAAGACTGAACATAGCCCGCACTTCGGGTTTCAGCCGGGTGGCAATTGCACCTGCGTCGAGAACCGATACGTCTTTGAACTGATTGCGCCAGAACACATCAGCGCCCGCGATTCTGCTCAATCCGCCTGCGTTGTAAGCCACTGGATTGGTTGTCGGATCGTCGGCAATCAAAGCACGAATACCAAGCATAGCTTTTGGATCAGTACCGAGGTTATGCAGGCCGTCCTCGAATTTATCCTCGACCTCAGCAAGTGCATCCTGATATGCCGCTGCGGCTAGATCAAACACTCTGCTATCCGAATCGTTTTCCTCAATTGAATCAATGTCCACACGTGCGGCTGTTCCGAGCTTGCGCGGCATGAATGACGCCGCTTTCATCTCAGGATGTCCACTTGTGTTGTACTTCTCAAACCGACCCATCCACTTCGCGCCGCCTTGTCCTGCGGTTTTCAGTGTGAATTCCACACCGCGACCGTAAGCGCCTACGTGGATTGCTCCTACTTCCGATAGGTAATTATAGAAGTAGGACTGTCCATACACCTGATCTGCAAACCCGCCCGCGTTCTGCAACTTCGTGCGAGTTGCGTTCAATCGCATCGTAATTTTACTAATTTCTGGTGTTTCGCCTCCGCTTCTCATCTTGATCTCCTTTCACTAGACACCGAGGCCGTTCTGCTCCACATCTTGCCGGGCAATGTCAAACACGTTGCCCTTAGCGAGCAGTTGGCCGTCGGTTCTGATTGGTGGTTTTCCACCCGGAGGTAGCTGTGCGCCGCGTAAACCTGTGGTGATGGTCTTGTTGGTTTTCTCTAGCTTCTCTAGCCTGTCTCGTAAGGCAGGCGTCGAGACATACTGCCAAGCGATGTCAAGGCACTCAGACCCGCTGATCTTGCCATCTATGATTAAATTAATGGCTCGCTGACCAAGCGGGGTGAGCTGTGGCTCTCCGCGCTCGTTCACTGTGACGTTACCGGTCTTGTCTCTCACCGCAAATTCAGGGTATTTCTTCGAAGCGATAGTCACCGCTTCGATTCCCCGGCTGCGGTTTTCAGCCCGGACACCCGAATTATCAAATCCATCTAGTCGGGCTTGCAGCTTATTGATCAGCACGTCTCGTCGTTGCAGTTCTTGATTGAAGTATTTCTGTCCCTCTTCCCAATTCGATATGGTCGACGGGTCGATGGGTGCTTCCGGCACCGCATCGGGTGCCAGCAACCCATCGGGTGACTGAATATACCCCAAAACTTGCAACCTCCGCGTGATCTCACGCAATCCCTTCTTCGGGTCTGTCCTAAGCATCTGTTCAAGACCGCGATACGCATTCACTTCCTTTGCGAGTTCCGGCGTAATCTGATTTCTCGACATCTCCTGCGTTTTCTTTGTGAGATAACCTTGCAACCGCTTTCTCACCTCAAGTGCTTTCGGCTTGAGTTCCTCCGGTACGTCTTTCTCTAGGGCTGTGAAAATTGCCTCGTCTGAGTCCGCGCCCTCAACAGACACTTCGTCTGCGGGTTCGTCGCCCTGCGGTGGTTCCGACGGTGTTTCTTCACCGGCTACCGGTGGTTCGCCCTCCGGCGGGAGTCCGGCATCTTCTACCGGTGGTTCCTGCGTGGTCGGGTCGAGTCCTTCGCCTGCTGAAAACATGTGTCCTCCTTACGGTAATAAAAAACCCCGCAAGGCTTATTCCTTGCGAGGTTCAGTTTCTTAACTTGCTAACTATCAGTGCGGGCGCTTATATGTTGAATTCGCCCTGCTTGTTTTCGTTCCCTGTCCGGCGTATGAATAAATCTTGCCTGCCGTCGGGATGAACTTCTTTTCTCTATCAACTGGCTTCAAGTTATATTGCTTGCGTAAATCCTGCAACTGCGAGCGCGTTGCCACATGGCACTCGAATGTCTGGCTATCAAACGAATTGAACTCTTCACCCCAGCCGTTGACTAACGGCGGGAGTCGTTTCATTTTCTCGCCGCACTTGCAAATCTGCGGAGTGCCTGCGTCTATGTCCGCGACTTTCTCGAAGCGTTCGTCTATCGTGCCACACTTGAGGCATTTGTGATCATTTCTTGGCATCACATCCCCCCTGTCGGTTCTCCACCTGCCGCCCCTTGCGGTAAGCCGGGCGGTGCGCCTGCCACCTTATTCGCTTGCCCTTGTATCTGCCCGGCGGTCGGCGGGTTCGGGCTGACCTGCGGCATGGCAGGTGGTGCAATCTCGCCAGTCGCCCTCTCTTCCTGCATCTTCTTTCGGTCGATATGCAACTTGATGTGTGCCCCTAGATTTGGCGCTTGCGCAACCACTGGCATGTGATCGGCTAAATGCACATCGTCATCATCATCCTCTGCGGGTGGCATGACCGGCGCTCCAGCAATCGCTTGTTGGTTCTCCATGCTCGCTTTCTCGTGTTGCTGTACGAGATACGCACCGTATTCTTCTTCGCTGCGTCCTTCCGTATCTGGCGACGGTTTAATCACGTCACCGTAGCTAAGTGCTTCTGCAATCTTGCGAAGTAACTTTTCTTTCTGAAATAGTTTTTGTATTTTCGGGTCTGGGTCTTTACTTACAATCTCGTATAGTTGTGTGCCTTGCTGTACTCGTACTGCGCTATCGATCTTGCGTGCGCTTTCAAGATTGACACTTACATGATACGCAATACCATCCGCTACTTCCGGTCCGACCTCAGGATACTCGACCTCGCCTTTATCACCCACGATCTTGACAACTTCATTCTCGGTCGTTGTCTTGAGGCAAACATGCAGGAATTTCTCGTAAGCGCTATTGCAAGCTGCGCCAAACGTACTGGCTGTGTCACTTGCGCCTGCACTTGCGTATTGGCCTTTAAGCGCGGTCTTGGTCGCCTTTTCTTCTTTCCCGCTGCCAGCGCTCATAAAATCAAATGACTGCAACGTCTTGTCGATCATGTCATCCATCATGGTAAGGACCGCGAGCGCACCTTGCGGTATGTCCGCGCTCTGCCGTTCTCTTACCTTGCCAGCGACAAGCGCTTGATCCTTAAACACCCTAAGCGCACGATTGCGAGCTCGTTCGAGCGTCTTGCGCATCTTCTTGTCGACCGCACCTGCTTCAATGTCCAGCCCGTGATTGTAATTCATCACGTCGGAAGCGAGTTTATTTTTCAACTTGAGCGAGTATTGTATTTGCACGTCCGCGTCCATCAGGTCTGACTGCGGTTCGAGCGTGTCAACCGTGTATTGCTCGTTGGGAATCCATTCGACCGACGGGTTTTTGAAATCATACTCCGGCTCGGCAATCCATAACGGATCGTCGCAACCGGCTCCGAACACAAGCACGCGGCCAGTCTCTAGGTCGTAAGCATTGCGTAACCATAACCATTTCACATCGTCGTAGGCGTTCGCCTGCAACTTCTCGACCTCAGCATCGATACTGATACCCTCTACAATTCCCGGCTTGCATTTATCCCGCAATAGGGTCTGATTGATATTGCCGAGTCTAGTCAAATGACTCATAGGGAGCTGATAATCGTAAAAGAAATACAGTCCGTCTGATATGCGGGCAGTGCCCGGCTGACGCCTGATGCGATACGGCGAGACGGATTTCAGAAATGGATGAAATAGCTCGTCGTTACTAAAACTCACCTCGTAATTTGTGTTGATTGTGTGACCGATGAGAAAAATACAGCGGTTATAAGCAAGCGCGTATTTGAGTGCGCTGCGCAACTCGAACATCATGCCCGTCGTTTTCTTTTTGAGCAACGCGGTGAGCGTTTTAGCAACCTTGGTCATGTCATGCTTGATCGGCATACCGGTCTGCGGGTCGATCTTTCGCTGGCCTGCCTCGTCATATTCAAACACAACATCATTGTCTGGCTCAACCACGGCCTCCGGGTCTTGATAGATAAGCGACGGGATACGCGATTTGAGGGCTATCTTGTGCTGTGGAAACGGGATTTGAATATCTCGCGCATCTGCAACGTCATCATAGATTTTGCCGTCCAGCACGTTGCGAATACGATCCATGCGCCCTTTATGCTCCGAATCCTTGAAATACTTGCGGCTTGATTCGTGCCTGACGCGCCAAAGTCGTTTCTCATCTTCCGTCAACTTCATCTCGTCCGAAATAACCTGCGCAGAAATAGGTTGATCCTCAGCCTTCACGTCCATCGGGTTCTCAGGGCTTGGTGATGCGCCTGAATAGTCCTGCACGCTCTTTATTTTGGTTGGAGGCACGTTTCTCTCCTTAAACCGGCAGGGAAGAGCTGGCCATAGCCCTCCCCTCCTTTACCGCGTACCGCTAATTGTATTTGTCGCGGATCGCGGATTTATCTTACAATTTCGCGGCTGAATCTGCCATAAGCTACCGATAATAAATGTTTTGCAACTCACATCAATCGCTTGGTCACCGTAACGCTGGTTGTATATATGCACGCTCTTATAATCCCTGTAACCGGTGTAAGTGTAGATTAGCGAGCACGTAACGCCAAAAGCACACGCAATCGCTACCAGCTTCTTGCGCCGAAACATGAAGCCAAACGCGCAAAAGAAAAGGGCTCCGAAGAGCCCTAGTATTATCTTTACGATACTTTTTCGTTCGTCTCTATCCAACTGCGGCCTCCCCTATTGTTTTAGCGCCGCCTGCTTTCCTTCGCATGTCCTTCCGAATCGTCTCGACTATGGCCGGAGGAATTGCGTTCACCTCCATTGTCTCCGCCGGTATCTTGCTGTAGAACTCCATGACTGGAAAGCTCTCGTGCTTTACACGCACAGATAGTGCTGCGTATTCCGTTTCTTCCTTCACACCAACAACCTCTGCATCTGGCGGTACTACGCCAAACCCTTTCAACAATAACTCAATCGCTTTCAACGGCACCAGCACATTCTTCAACCCCATATATCCTCCCTTTGTTGTTATTCATCATCTTCCTCATCAAAATCATCATCATCCTGCAACACATCGTGCTTTCGTGTACTTTCAGGTTCGGGCTCACTATAAAACGCCTTTCTCATTTGGATTTCACCTGCTAGTCGAATCACGCAATCGTCAAACATTCCGGCGGGCGCTCCCAGACTGCCATCGTCCAGAACTGCAAACGTCCGCAATTCCATGTGCGTGCGTGAATGACTTGATAGCACGTCGCCGTTGCTTAACGCTTCGGCTAGATCGTTAATCATAAGCGGCTTGGTCTTGCTGTTAGTCTCCCAACCGTATTCTTTCAACATGATTTTATTCGTCTTATCCTCCACCATGCGAATATAAAGCATCGGATAATTGCGTTCCTTCAGCTTGGCGACCGTCGCATAGCCGATGCTGTTCTTCTCCGGCGATCCGTAGGCCGTGTTGTAGTAATAGCCCATCGTCTCAAAGACCTCAGCCAGTTTCTCCGGCACGGTCCTGCCGTGCCAGACTGCGATTTCTTCCATCGTACTGCATCGCATGACCCCGATTGTTGAGAAGTCCGGCTCTCGATTGCCTGTCTGAATCTTACCTTCGGCAACGTCTGCAAATATCACATACGTTTCTTTCGGTATTGGCATTTCGTAAATACGCAACTGCCCGTTTTCGTTTGCTTCTTTCTTAAATGTGCGTTTGCCGTCTGCCTGCGTCATGCGAAGGAACCCGCGAAAGATCGACTTCTTTGCCTTGCTTGCCATGCGGTCAACATCTGCACGCACGAATCGCTTGCGGCCAGTCGCAATAAACGCTTCCTCAATGCTCCCCGGATACTCTTGTTGAAAAAGCAGCGCGTCGCCACCGCACTTGTTCCGTATTCTCCACCGTCGCCAATAGAGTTGCTCGTCGGTCAAGTTGACCTTACGCCCCTGCCAGATATACTTGCGCCGGATTTCTTCTTCATCAGCCGTGAACGTCATGCCTGCCGGAACCGCCATATGATAGCGGGAATCAATAAACCACGGCAGGAAAACCAGTGCGTAATCATTATCGCCGTTCTGCGCTCCGATCACGAGATCGTAAAACCATCCGCCCTCTCCGTTGGCCGTGCTCTCGATAATGACCATCGTGTCAGGATCGTCGTCGTTCACGCATTGAAGCAGGCCAAGCATGACGGTTGCGGGGTCACGCCAGAAGGCAACCTCGGACGGATGCAGATAGTCAATTGTCATGGACCGACCAGCAGTTACATCAAGCGCTGTCTCGACCAGCAATTTCGAGCCCAAATTGTGAAAGAACATCTCTCGACCGCGTGGCGCACTTTGCGTCGGCAACGCTGGCCGAAATTCAGGGTCTTGATAATTCCAAAACCGTCTCGTTATCTCAAAGATTTCGTTTGCACTGTCCTTCTCGTGGCTGATTACCATGCCAACGCGATTGAACCGCGTCGTAACCTTGTGGTAAATCCACCCTTCAATTAAGGTGCTGATTCCCTCGCGGCGAGCTTTCAGCGTTACAATTCTGATCGGCTTACCTGCTGCCTCCTGCTTACGCCGCGCTTCCCAAACAATTTGCTGTGGTTCGTTGTATCGCCAAGGAATTAATTTCCCCTTATAAACAATCTGCAAAAGCTTTTGATTATGGTATTTTGCATCACGTTGTAATTTCTTCGCTTTTGGTTTCAGCTTCTTCGTCCATAAACAATCGCTCATAAAGCCCCATTGCATTGCCCTCGACTTCAACGTGCTGACGCGCTTTCCCGTATGCTTGATCGAGCGCATAGGTTATTGCATAAATGTCGGGCGGCTTCTCGTAAACGGCAGGCCCGTCCTTCGTCTCCTTCTGGACTACAACACCCTTTATCAACTCACGAAGTTTCTCTCTGCACAGCGGGCCTTCTAACTTCATGGCCTCGACAAACTCCTGCCGATCTTTTGAAACCATCCCCTTCGGACGTCCAGCACCCGGCCTTTTTCCACCGTTTTTCCCCATAACTGATTTCTTACGATTGATTTTCAGTTTGTTTCGGACAAAAGAAAAGCCACGCAAGTAAATGCACGGCTTTTGGTTGCAAATCTAACTATGGGTAGTTTTAGCATACCGATGTTGCAAGGGCAAGCAATTATTTTCATAATTCTTTCGCATTGTTTCTTGTTCTTCTAAAGTCATATCTACAAAAGTCCTGATAGGCCCATGTTTTTCTTTATCTATTTTACCTAAGATGTTTACCGGCGGTTTCTCTATTTTCGGTCTGATAATTCGCCTCATTTTCCCAACTCCGTTACATACATCGGCGGCTCGTATCGGTGGCTGATAAGTCCCACTTCCTCAAATCTCTGCTCTAGCCTACTCATCACCCGCCGCTTGATACGCCAAATCGTATAGCGTGAACGGTTAATCCGAATGGTTGGCTCTTCCGAATATGCCTTGATAATCACATGCAATTCATTATCCGACAATTCGGAGAGAACATGAGCGATTCTAAAAAACGTTATCCACACGTCCATAAAACATGGCTCTGCCTTCCTGCTCCCCATTGATACTAGATCGTGATTGCCGGGCAATCTAGGCGGTCGCAAGAACTTTTCATTAACGAACCACCGGAGTATCCTGTGGACGTTATCGAAGGTCATTCACTTTCCCCTTCTGTTTCTGCTTCGGGATCTTCAACCCCCTCTGGGAACGGCTCCTCGTCAACTATCTCCCTGCCGATTGTCGGACTCGGCGGCGGACAAGGTGCGTGGACGTCGCCCGGTTCTTCTTCGTCCTCGTCGTCATCTTCAATCTCACCCTCCCCAGCAACAGTGTTTTCCCCTTCGGCTTCTTCTTCGTCTTGATCTTCTTCATCGTTGAAAATACCTCCGTCCTCGCTCATGGTTTCCTCCCTAATGGGTTTTGACATCATTCCCTCCCTAATCTGTCATTTTTTTTCACCAACACCACTCGTCAACAATTCGCTTCTTCCCGATTGTCAGCAAAGCAATGTGTTCAGGGAACGTAAGCCCCGCCACTTGATAATGGTGTGTCCTGCCGTCCTCTGACTTTTCCCAAAAATGGATTGCCATTCCAGAGGGCACAATTTCACCCGATTTTATACGGATAATCATATCCTCAAGAGCATCAACGCAAGTCCACTCACGACTATCGCCTTTAACCTCAGCTCGTTTGCGGGCAATCTCATCCACCATTCCCTCCTAATATCCCAACAGTGGGCGGTAGCTCCGGTACACGGCGGATGTGCCATACCGCCCCGACTGCGGGAATCAAAGATCATTTTGGGAACTCCCTTATTAACAAGTCCTTTGGTATCGGTTCTTTCTTTGCCATTTGTTTCATAAAGAAAGGCACGCCCGCTGCTTGGCATTGATCGCGGATTGATCGCGCCCA